GGGGTTTATATGAGTTACAATGTTGGCGATATCGTTAAGAAGGTAAAAGCTTATGGTATGGAGTATCACATTGTTATTGACTTAGAGAGAGTTGCAGATGGTTTTGTGTATGAGATTATGCAGATGTATCCAGTTGCAAGAGAATCTAGAAGACAATTTCTGGAAGATGATGAACTAATGTTGGTATCAGAAGTCAATGACATCAACTATTCAACTATCATTGGAATCATTGAGGACAAACGTGCAGACAAAGGGTATGAGGAAAGAGCTGATTATTGGGATTATATTGAAGTTACAAAGGCTCTTGAAAAGTACAGAAAGTATGACAGACCTGTGCAACTAAATCTACCAGAGAAGCATGACATCATTGAGTATCACAAACTTGAATCTAGAGACATGTGCTTAGATGCTCTGAATGATTTAGACACTTTACATAAGATGTTTGGCGATGAAGCTTATCTACAGCTAAAAGAAGTAGTAACTAAAAGACTAGAAGAATTGAAATAGGAGTGTTGTATTAATGAGTGAAAACTACACAGTGTATCATTTACATACAGATATTAGTAATTTAACAGCAGGACAAGGTGCAGACAGTGTAACAAAATTTGAAGCATACATAAAACGAGCAAAAGAACTAGGTATGAACGCTATGGCTTTCTCTGAACATGGTAGTGTCATGAACTGGATTAAGAAGAAGCAGATGATGGAGAAAACCGATGGCGATTTAAAAGGAATGAAATACATACATGCAAATGAAGTATACTTAACTAGAAAGATAGATAAAGATGAAAATGGAAAGCTCATCCTTGAACGTGATAACTATCACTACATGTTGCTTGCAAAGAACTTTGATGGTGTCCAAGAATTGAATCAATTAACATCTGATTCATTCAGTAAAGAAGATGGACATTTCTATTACAATCCACGTATCACATTTGATGAGTTAAAGAATACCTCTGACAATATCTTAATGACATCTGCATGTCTTGCATCTCCATTATGGAAGATGTATAAGAAGTCACAGAATGAATTTGGTCAAACAATCAATCAAGAGCTTAAAGTTGAACTTGAAGAGATGTTGCACTGGATGGGTCAAAACAGACATCGTATGTTTTTAGAAATCCAATATCATTCTCATCCAGAGCAAGTTGAGTTTAACCGTATGTTACTGCAACTGTCGAAAGACTTAAAAATCCCATTAATAGCAGGTACGGATACTCACTCTCTTGACCAAGAACATGCAGAGCTTCGTAAAATCTTCTTAGATTCTAAGGATGCAAGTTATGGTAACGAAGACGACTTTGACTTGACATTCAAAGATTATGCAGGTGTTGTTGAGATGTTTGAACAACAAGGAGCACTTCCACGTAATGTGTACCTTGAAGCAATACATAATACAAATGTCATGGCAGATATGGTTGAGGAATTTACGTTAGACAAAACTCCAAAATATCCAAAGATGTATGACAATCCAATTGAGGTATTCCAGAAACAAATCAATGAAGGTGTAGTGAAGCGTGGAATCAATAAATTTCCTGCTGAAAAGAAAAAAGAATACTTTGCACGCATTAAAGAAGAGTTTGATACATATGTTAAATTAGATGCGGTTGACTATATGCTGTTACAGAAGAACATCATTGACTGGTGTCATAAGAGTGACATATATCAAGGATATGGTCGTGGGTCTGTAAACGGTAGTTTAATAGCATATATTTTAGGAATTACGGAAATGGACTCCATAAAGCATAATTTAAACTTTTTCCGATTCTTAAATCCAGACCGCATCTCTTTACCAGATATTGACATTGACTTTCCACCATCACGAAGACAGGAAGTAATTGACTACGTGGCAAGTTTGGAAGGTGTAGACTTTGCAGAGATTATCACTTTCAATACGAAAGCATTGAAAGGGTCAATTCGTATCGTTGGTAAAGGATTGGGAATGCCTTTAGATGTCGTAGATACTATAGCCAAAGCTGTAGAAGAATTTGAGAATAAGCAAAGAATAGATGAGAAATGGAAGAAGATGTATCCAGAACTATTCAAGTATGTTGATTTGATGTGCGGTGTAATTGAATCAATGGGTAGTCATCCCTCTGGATATGTTGTATCACCAATTGACCTGTCAACTAATGTTTCAACAGTGTATACGAAAGAAAGTAAATATCGTGTAACTGCTGTAAACATGAAAGAGCTTGACGGTGAAAACTATGTAAAACTTGATATCCTTGGTTTGGCGAATATTGAGCTTATCAATGACACATGCAAATTAGCAGGCATTGAGCGTTTAACGCCAGACAACATTGATATCAAAGATATGGATGTATGGAAATCTCTTCGTGAATCAACTCTTGGTGTCTTCCAGTTTGAATCCGATTCTGCTTATGCATATCTTAAACAGCTATTCAGCGATGATACTCTTGACTACATCAAGACCAACATTGGTGACGTTGACTACATCGACCTACTATCAATGGCAAATGGAGCAATCCGACCATCTGGTAACTCATATCGTTATGAACTAGCACAAGGTATAGCCAAGGATAATGGTCACCCTGCTTTGAATGAAGCACTTAAACCAACACTAGGTTATCTTATCTTCCAAGAGCAAATCATGAAATTCTTAACAGACTTCTGTGACCATACAGGTGCAGAATCCGATACAGTAAGACGTGGACTTGCGAAGAAGGAAGGTACAGAGCAATACTTGCCTAAAATCCATGACGGTTTCATTTCTTATATGGGTGAGAAGTATGGTGAATCAGCAGAGCATTCAGAAGAGATTCTGCAATCATTCCTGCAAGTAATCAATGATGCATCTCGTTACGGTTTCTCTACGAATCACTCACAACCATATTCTTACATTGGCTATATTGGAGCTTATCTAAGATATCATTATCCATTAGAGTTTATGACGACAATCTTAAACATCCAAGATGATGACAAAGATAAAACGACAAAGATTGTCAACTACGCTAAGAAAAAGGATATCGAAATAAAGTCGATTGAGTTTGGTAAGTCAAGAGCTTCTTACACGTTAAATCGTGAAGAACAGAACGTCTACAAAGGCATTGCTTCAATCAAATTCCTTAACCGTAAAGTTGCCGATGAGCTGTATGAATTGGCACATGCCAAGGATTATGACCGTAACGATTGGGTGGGATTATTAGTCGATATCTTTAAGACATCTGCCGACACTCGACAAATGGAGATTCTAATCCGATTAGACTTCTTCAAAGAGTTTGGAGACAAAGAGGTGTTGCTTGAAATTTATCTTGCTATGGCTGATAAAAAGAAAGCTAATACTGAATTATATCCAGAGTTTGCAGATAAAGAAATTGTTGAAACAAAAGTCAATAAGAAAACTGGTGAGACAACGTATAAGCCTAAGACAATCAAACGTCCTCTTAAATTCACAAACGATTTGAAAGAGAACACACAGCTTATACGTCTGGAAAACCTTCGTGCCTACGAGAAAGCTGTACGTGAGAACCCACCTGCTAAGATTGAACTTTACGAACAGATTGCATTTGAGAAAGACAATTTAGGTTATGCAGTTTCCACATGGCATAATGTAAATGGTGCGTTTGCTTTAGTTATTGACATCAATAAGAAATACACACCTAAAGTGACACTTTATCAAATCAAGACAGGTAAAGAGATAGTAGTTAAAGTATCCAAGAAGAAATTCTTCTCTGAATACGATGACTTGTTGTATGTGGGAGATATCATCAAGGTGGTAGAGACAGAAGAAAAAAACGGATGGAGAAATGTGGACGGTAAATGGGTCGAAGACACATCTAAGCAGGAGCTATGGCTAGAACTAGCAGAGCTAATCCGTAAGAGCAACAAACGTAGTGCATAATTTGACAGAAGCAACAAGTTATAGTATAATGAGGATAGGCAGTCGAAAGACTGTCTATTTTTGTATAGGGATTAAAGGAGATGGCTACGATGACACGATATACGTTTGAACAAAAGGAAAGTATAGGCAAATGCCCTTGCTGTGAAACTAATGTATTTGATAACCAATTATATGTAGAAGAAGATGGGAATGTTTACCATTTTTCCTGCTACAATGATAAGAAAAAAGAAGCAGGGGAGTCTTAAAAAAGACTTCCTTTTGCTATTTACAAGAGTAAAAAATAATGATATAATGAAAACAAGTTAAAGGAATGAATGATTTTGAGTAACAAGAGATACCTATGGGGCTTAGACATTAGCCTTCGTAATACAGGATTAGCGATTTATGATTTAGAAGAAGAGAAATTTGTGCATGTAGATAGCTTCTTAACAGAGAAGATTTATGCAACAAAGCAATATAAAGGATATAACCTACACGCATTGAAACTTAAAAAGATTACTGAATGGATTAAAGAGATGTATCTTAAATATCCACCAGAGGTTGTAGCAATGGAAATGATTATCAGTCAGAAGAAAAAGACTGCAAGCGGATTTGCATTTGCACAGCACAATGATATCATTGCACTTTCTAAGGTGCATGGAGTAATTCAATGTATGTTATGGAAAATTCCACAGGAGATTTATTCTCCAACAGAAATCAAGAAATATGTTGTCAAAGGTAACGCAACAAAAGACTTAGTACAAGATGTCTTAAAACTGCGTTTCCCTTACATAAAGTTCTTAGATGATGACCAATCAGATGCAGTTGCGGTAGCGGTCACTTATCTAGTTAAGAATGGTCTTCTTGAATGGAGGAAGCCATTGATTAAAGATGTGATGAAAAATAAGAAGGGAGAATGATGAATGGGATTTTGGAATAAGTTAAAAGATTTAGTGTTGGAGAAAGAACCAGAGGTGGAACAGGATTTGGTCGAAGAGGTCTATGAGAAGACTGTGTTTGAAAACAGTAGCTTTGTCAATCTTGAAAAGAAACCAGAACCAGAACCATTTAACTATCCAGAAAAGGTTGCAGTGCAAATAAATGGGTCTTATGAGTTTAGGTTTGAAGAGAATAAATTTGTTGAAAGATATAGGGAACATGGAATAGAGATGGATTTGTTTGACATATTCATCATATTCCATGCAAGTATCAACTGCACAGTAGATGAATTTAATATCACTATACCTGCTCACTACAAAATACATGTTGCAAGTGGAACGTCAGAAGAACAAACATACATAAAACTTGCTAAAAGAACAGAAGAAGAAGAGAGGGAGTTTATAATGGACGAATTAAAACCAAGAGTTATTAACGACATTAAAGAAAAGATTTCCGAAGAACGATATAAGCAAATAAAGAGACAAGTGGAAGAAAAAGGTAAAATCCGATTTGATGTTGTGATGGATATTGAGAAAGATAAATTGACAAAATAAAACATAAGGGAGAGGATAATATGTTTAATAATATATTAGAATACTTAAAAGGTTTGTTTACAAATGAAACACAAGAGATGATTGACGTTGAGCTTAAAGGTCATTACAATTATAAGATAAAACGTGAATATTCTTCTGATGGTTATGATTATTATATTAAAGCCGTTATTGAGGTTAGAGCAAAATGCCAGATTGGTAGTTTCAAATTTGACCGTTTTGTATGGTGTGAAGCAGATATAGACGGTGGAGATTCAAAAGTGAAAGCCTTTGAGAGATTTGAAAAAATATCCGAAGAAAGAAGGAGAGAGCTTATGATGAAGGAGCTTATGAAGAAATTGACAAAAGAAATCAAAGAAGATATAAAATATAGCAGTGAAGAAGATATTGACAATCTAATGAAGAAAATAGAAGACACACCTCTCAATTTCACTGTGCAAATTGAAAAGTCGAAATTAACCAAAAAATAAATCCCCTCTATTGAGGGGATTTTTGATATGTGTTTTGCTTGATAAAACTGCTCTTTTATACAGACTTATATTGGTAATAACCTTTTGTTCTCGCACGCTCTACTTGACCAGTAGATTTCATAATGCGTGGTAATAAATTATTTTGGAAGTTCTTTTGACCAATCTTGCCATTGAACTTTTTGTTTACTTTTTTATACAACTCTTGCAAATGCATTGGAGTTTTTTCAGTTCTTAAAACAGAAATGATTGTGCTTGCAACCAAATCTCTATCCAATGTATCTCTGTTACGTAATCCACTGATTGGGTACTTGGTTTTAAGTTGCACTGACTTCTCTTCTTTTACTTCTGGTTTTGGTTCAACTGCTTCAATGATTTTTTCTGCTTCAACTGTTGCAGAGATTTCGTTTGCACGAAGAGCCACATATTCACTTAATGTGATTTCAGTAATTCCACGATTTTCCAGTGCTACTAACTCATCTGCACAATCTTTAAGACCTTTGTGTAAATCTGCAAGTCTAGCTTGCTCTTTTTCTATCTCTTGCATCTTTGTATTAATATACAATTTCTCTTGATTAATATTCATTTATTAATCTCTCCTTCGTGTTTAAATGTCTTACAGTTTTGATTGTATTATATGATATTGATACTTGTCAACAATTATCTTTTACTTTGCACTCCACGTTCCATCTGTGCCTTGACCATATATAGTGACACGATTTGAACCCTCTATTGAAAGTTCTGAATAATCAATCTCTGCTACGATTTCTGTATTCGCACTCTTCGCACCACCAGAATCCGCTAGGAATCCAGTTTGATAATCAGAGCCACCAACCATCACTTTATACGCTTGAACATCTTTATCGAACTTAAAAGTAATATATGTTTTGTCCTGCCCAGATATTCTACTTATTTTTGATTTTGTCGCTGATACTACAGATGCGATAGGAGCAGAACTTCCCATACCAATATCTAAACCATTGTTATAATTTTGCAGAATCTCTGCATCTGTCAAAGCTTTAGTATATCCTCTTACAGCATATATATTTCCTTTGAAGAATGTGTTCTTCCCATTATAGTAATTACATCCTATATAGAGATTATAATTCGTTCTAGTGAATGGAAGTGTCGTTCTAACATCTGTTGCAACTAATTGACCATTCACATACATTTTCTTTGTTGATGCTGTAAATGTAAATACAATATGAAGGATGTTTGTGCCCAATGTCATCTCTGGACTATTTAATGTTGCACCTCCACCACGTTCATAATACATACCCACACTTTCTCTACCTGCTTGAAACGCACCAGTAGTAGACATAGTTACACGTTCTGTTGTTCCGTACCACTTTGTAATATGCGTAAGCTGTCCTGCTTCTCCTACACTTCTTTGAACGATACAGTCAATTGTAAACTCACTGCTTTGATTCGTTAATGTAAACCCTGTAATATCAACTGTACTACTTGTTCCATTAAAAGTAGGAACTCCATTAGTGAAAGTAACATTATTCATCGTTCCTATTGGCACACCAGATGGTGATGATGGTGAAATATTCTCCCATCCAAGTGCAGAACACTTGCTTTGATAATGCCAGTAATGGGTTAATTTGTCTGTAACTATTGCCATGATGTCACCCCCTTAAATAAACTTAGTCATGAATGAACCTCTACGAAGAGATGGTGTTCCATCAATTTCTCCATACCATTCATAGTAAAGTTTCTGCTCTTTTGGTTGTGTAGTATAATCATAAAAGTATTCTCCAATAGTTTTTTTATTCACAGAAGTTAGCACTTCCGTTTTCAGCACTCTATACTTTTGGTCATAAATAACTACCTTAATTAATTGTGGGTCTACTTTTTCACCTTCAAAATTATAGAACACACATTCGAATCTGATTGTATCGCCATATTGGTATATATTCATTTCATTCACTCCTTAATTCGGCTCTTACCACTAGTAATAGTGAGAGTCCTATTCTTTTCAATTGTTTCTGCTTTCCGTTCAATATCATTGTTCTGTATATTTGACTTTTTGGAATCAGATATATCTAGGCTCAATATAGTTAACGAATCTCTAATTGTGATAACCTTCTCATATAATTCAGAAACGTTATCAACTTCATCTCTAACACGAACAAATAGTCTTGCTAGTCCTAAAGGGAAACCATTAAAATCTATAACTCCTACCATCTGATTACCATAGATGTCAAAAGTATAGTCGTGCCTAGCTCCACTTTCATCAATTATATAAATTTCATTATTTGACCTTCCTAGTGTTTCATTTGCATTGACCGTAATCTCAACACTTGTTTCTCTTGTTGTATATGCAGGTGCATAGATTTCAATAGTCGGTGCTGTTGTATCTAATTCCACAATGATGTAATCCATTTTAATCCCCCTTTAATCTAAAAAGAGAGGTTGCTTCTGCAACCCCTAAATTATACAGACCATGTTCCTGCTTGGTTTTTAATGAACACTTTGATAATCTTGCTACCATCACCGCTAGATGCTAATTCTAGGTCTTGACCAGAAATAGTAACTGTGATTGGATTTGTATACCCTCCTGCACTTCCTGCAACGTTTTGACTTCCATTTGCAGTAGCGATGGTTACGCCAGAACTTTCAACTGCTCCTGTTGAAGTAACAACCTTAACTTTGTATTCTTCAAACTGTGCAGGAGATGAGAATGTGAATGAAAAGATGTTCTTACCATCTTTCTTAGACACTTTGAATACGTCTGGTGCTCCAACATTTACAGTAGGAATTGCAGTATTTAAACTGATGTTATCCGTTGCAATGCTAGACTCATTATATACTTCATCTCGAATCTTCACCGAAACCTGTTTGTTTCCATCACCACTAGAAAGTTTAACTTGCTTGGAATCAGTGAATGAAATCCATTGTGAAGCACCCTCTGTAGCTTGGATGTTAGTGTCATACGCTCCATCTACATTCCCCCAAATCTTCATTTGGTATCCTGTAGTGTCGATGTCTGTTGTTCCTAAACTAACACTAACTAATTGGCTATTAGAATATGTCGCACCTCCATTTATATTTACATATGGATTGCTTGGTGCAGTCGTATCTAATATGATATTAATATAATTTGCCATTAAGATTCACCTCTTAATCTCTTTCTGGAATATAATTTCTGATAGGAGTGCAATATTTCATGTCCATTACGATTTGTCCATTGTCATTTAAAAGTAACAATAGTTTATTTGCTTCTTTATAGATTTTTAAAACTCTTCCCATGAATGTAATACCGCCTTGATTTACATTGACGTATTGGTCAACTGTGAACATAAAATTCATCCTTTTCTGATTATTTATTTTGTAGCTCTGATTTAGCCGTATCGTTCATTTCTTTAACGATTGCTTCAATCATTAAATCAAGTTCTTTTTCAGACATCTTGATTTTCTTTTGTTGCATAAGTTTCATAACTTCTACTTTTGCAAGATTTAGTTTCTCATCGCCTTTAAGCTCTTTGTACATCTGCTCAACTGCATGAACAACAATTTTAACTAGTTCTTTGTTGTTTTCAATCTGTGCAATTAATCCTTTTTTCTTTAAGAAACTAACTAGATATTTAGTAGCCACCCCTGCAAATGCAGTTAAAATCGCAACAACTAAATTTACTAATTCAACTTGGATTTGTTCCATTTGTCATTCTCCTTATTTAAAAATATCCATGCCCACATTTAGTAGGCATGGTTGTGATTATTACTTATCGAATCTGCTATCTAGCTTGTCATTCAATTCAGTAATTCTCGCTTGAAGTTGTTTGTTCTCAACTGTCAAGTTAACGTTAACAGCTTGTAGCTGTCTCATTTCTTCACGCAAATTCTCAATCTCTTCTCTTTGCTCCTGTAACATTTGTCGTAGCTCTGCGATTAGTTGATATTGGTCTTTAGAGAGTTGCTGTCTGTCGTTAATCTCAATATCTTTTTTGTTTGTATTCTTTGTTAAGAAATATGTAACGACAGAACCTAGAAGGGTTGAGACAGCAGTCAATAAGCCTGCATCTGTGAATAATGTCAAGAAATCCATTGCGATTTCCTCCCCTACTTTCTTTTTGGCAACCCCTTTCCAATCAAGCCCTTTTACCCCTTAGAGATTATTAGTCTCTTACGAATCGTAAGAATGAAGAGTCATTCTTAACCCATTGGTCGCCACCAAGGTTTAACCATCCGTCTTTTTCAGCCCATACTTTGTATGACTCTGGTGCGTTTAATTGACGAATAACACTGTATCCTGTACCTGCCCCAGAACGCATGTTAACGTTATATCCTGTAATATACGCAATGCCTGTTACTGGTTTTGGTGCTACTGGTGGTGCTACAGTTCCTCCACTGATAACTTGTAAATAATTACCATTATCGCCATAAGCCCATTGGTCGCCACCTAAGTTGTACCATCCGTTAGAGATAGCCCAGAACTCGTATGTTTCGCCATAACCTAATTGACGGATAATTGGAGCACTTGCACTTGGTTGTGTACGTAGATTCAAACCTGTTGTAACTACTTTTACAACGCCTGTTGTGCTAGTTGGTGGTGTTGTAGTACCTCCACCGTTTAGTTCTGCTTGAATAGCATTAAGAACTGATTGCCAACGTCCTTCGTCTAGGATACGGTGTGGGCAGTATTTACCGCTCCAATCTTGGTGCTTCTTAACTCTGTTAATGCCCCATCCACGTTCTCTTAATAGTTGAGCAACGAATTTGATTGCAAGAGCTTCTGCTTTGCGATATCTGTCTCCACCGTTTAGAGAGTAACAGATTTCAACACCGATAGATTTACGGTTACCGTCACCATTACCATCTCCACAATGCCAAGCATTACGGTTTGTTGGGATACCTTGAACGACTTCAAAATCATCAACTGCGAAGTGGAATGAAGTAGCGTTACCGTTTGTAATCATGTACTGCACCTCATTGTTTGCACTTGCATCATTGTAAGTGTTGTGAATTGTAATGTACTCTGCTGTCATTGCATTAGGGCATTTCAAGCCGTACTTACTAGAATCCACCAATTTTTGTCTTACTGAAATAGCCATTTAAATTCCTCCTATATTTTGATACCTGCTAGGTTAGACTCTCGCCTAGCAGGTATTTATACCATTATCTTTTGCTTTTATTCTGATTGGTCTTCTTTAGCTTTCGCTTCTGCTTCATCTAAAATCTGTTTTTCTAGTTGCTTAATGTAGGCGTTCTTCATGATTAACTCATTCGTTAATTCGCCCACCTTTTCTTGATACTCTTTGATTACAATATTAATGTCTAATTGTCCTTGCATTCCCTTTTCCTCCAATGTATAATTAAATTACTGCCACTTAACAGCAACGATTGTCGCATGGTCTGTAGCATTCTTTACAATCTTAGTTTTCTCATTGTACGCCATGAGTTGAGCGAATTTATGGTCAAATGCTTCATCGCATAACTTAAACCATTCTTCTCTTGTCATTTCAGTGTAATCCTCTAAGTCTTCCGCTCTCCAACCAACAACTGTTATCTCTGGTTTTCTTTTTAGTCTATCTGACATACCTAAAAAGTTGATTTGGTCTGCATCATTTAGACGGTAGCGATGACCATTTGAAGATGTGAATCCGTTTTTAATACCAACCTCACAAGCTTCATCTAGTATTCTAAATTTAATATCTTTATGATGTTTAAGAATTTGTGCAGGTGTCACTTGCCACACAGCACAATTCAATTTGCCTGCTAACGCATTAACCAAGTTATTTTGGTTAGTCACCGTCATATTCTCAAAACCTCTTAAAATTAATTCTTGCTCCGCCATTGTTAAAGTATCAAATACCATACTTACATTTCTCCTTTTAAATATTCAACTTGTTTTTTAAGTTCTTTTACTTGTGCTTTTAAAGTGTTAATTTCAACATCATGTTCCTGTAATCCAATCCATGATAGAGTAGCCATACCGTATGAATCAACAGTATCTCCCCTTAATCCAACAACTAGTTCTGGTGCTTCCTCTGCAATTAAACCTATTTTCAACATCTCATGTTCGTCACCTTTATATGTGTAAGTTTTACCTACTGCCGAATTGATGATTTTCATTGCACTTCCGTCAAATCTTTCAATGTTCTCTTTGTACTTTCTTGAAGATGCGTTATTTAAGTTCCCTGCTAATTCTGCCCAGTTCCCATCGTCACTTGTTCTAACTTCAAATCTTCCTGCATTCGCTTGCCATTTTAATAAACCAGAGCCATTACCCAATTGCATAATTCTGTTAATCCCATAGTTACTACTGTAGAACATTGCAATTTTGTAAGTGTCATGGTAGAAGTCTATACCACTAGTGTAAGCACTGATTTCAGTTGAACCAGTAGAGCCTTTTCCAATATATGTTAAGAATCTATTTCTACCATCCGCATCTTTTAATGACCAACTATTACCCGCCCCTGCACCAGATTGACCTCTAATATTTCCATAAACATCAAACCAAACTCCACCAGTGCTCTGTGAATAAAAATCTCCACCGAAACGAAGATTTCCCGTTCCTGCAAATTGATAGAAAATGTTTTGACCATTCCATTTCATTGCACTATCGACAATACAGAAGTTGTCATAGTCTGCAATGTTAGTAGAGCCAACTGTTTTACCAGTTTTTAGAAAGTTGATACCTTCATCACTTGATTCACTAGCATCATTGAAGTAAATAGCATTTACACCTTTCATATCAGAATTTCTCATGTCTAGCCCATGTGCACCACTAGACGACATCCATTGGTCTTGTTTAACTCTTACAGTACCATCTACATCTAAATGTCCCGAAATTTCCAATGCGTTATTTGCAGATGTTGGGAACTTATTAATACCAAGTGTTTTTTTCTCCCAATCTATGAAGAAGATTGGAGAACCTGCTGTAACTGTTCTAGTAATCGTTGTCGTTGCTAGTTTGTCAGTTACTTTAATTTCTAAAGTCCAAGCCTTAGTATTATCTAAGTTTTCTGTTACTGTTGTTGCACTATATGTAGGAGCTGTACTCGCAAATGTAAAGTTCTTCCATGCTGTAAATGTTCC